GAGTCGAGCACCTCCGGGCCCTTGCACCACGGCCACACGCTCAGGTCGACGCCCATCGCCTCGGCGTAGCGGTAGTCCTGCCACTTGTGCTGGGTGCGCATCCCGAGGCCCATCGTCAGCGACTCGTACGGCTGCTCGCGGTCGGCGAGTGGTGACAGGTTGGCGTACGAGAAGTCGGGCGGATCGACACTGGCGATGTCCTCGGCCTTGGACGACATCAGCGCCGGCTGGCCAGGTCCCGGCGAGCCGAGCAGAAATCCGGCACCGTCGATCTTCAGCATGAACGGCCACGGATCTCTTTTTGCATACAGCGACATGTCAGCCCCAGTACTGCCCGGCGAGCTGGCGCGGCGGGCCGAAGTAGCGCCGGCGTCGGAGCGTGCGCTGCGGCAGGGGCGCGGTGAAGTGCTTGCGTGTCTCGTCGGTGAACCAGGCCGCCGCCGTCGCCTGGTCCCTGATCAGGCGCTGATTGGCCTGTGGCTCGAGCAGGTGCGCGAACCTGCGCCACGCGATGGTCAGCGCCGCGGCCGCCGCCCAGGTGCGCTCGACCGGCGCTTCGTCAGTCTCGAGCGTGAGCCCGGTCTGCTCGCCGAACTCACCACCACTCGCACGGCAGTGGTCGTACGCCCGCTTCAGGCAGCGGAGGTACAGCGTGTCGCCATCGACGAAGGTGGTGGTGCCCGTGTTCAGGTAGTGCGTGCCGCCGTCGCGTTCGACCATGCCGCGCACGACGTTTTCAAAGGGGTCGATCATGTTGCGATCGTCGGGCGGGTGCAGCACGCCCACCTGCAGCACGTCTGACGGGTCCTGCAGCCACGGACACACCACCGACAGATCGTGCCGATTCATCAGCGGCGTCGGGACGCACACCACCTCGACCACCAGCCAGCAGTTTTTCAAGCCGTCGTTGATCAGCCGATGCGTCGTCGGCACGTCGAACGGGCCCAGCACCTCGAAGCGCTCACCGAAGCCGGCCAGCCCGGTGTTCTCCAGATCGTCGTAGATCTGTGTCTCCAGCTCGGCGTAGGTGAAGGCCTCGAGGTCCTGGTACTCGGTGCCCACGCCAGAATCGGCCAGTGGTGGCAGCGCCCAGGCCAGGTCGGGCGTGATCAGGCCCTGCGACGGGTCGTACGCCTGCACGTAGCGGTGGCGGTCGATCTGCTGCACCGCCTGCGGCCGGTAGAGCGGGCGGTCGATGAGCTGGTCCTGCTGCGGAATGCCGGACTTGATCGGGTACGCATCGCAGAACAGGCTGGAGAGATTCGAGCCACTGGTCGCGCGCACGTCGTAGCTATCAGGTCCAATGTACGGGCCGGCTTCGACCGAAAACGTGGAGCGGTACTGGGCCAGGCTAGGCATACGAGACGACCGCCTCGAGCGTGGTGATGTCGAGCCTGCGTTCGACACCGGTCGAGTCGAGCAGGTACAGGTGGTGGTCCGCCTTGGCGTACAGGCGGATCTTGCCCGCCGCGGGCGTCGCCGGCGTGGCGATCTCGGGAATCTCGGTGTAGGTGCCGGCGATGAGCGCGCCCGTCAGCGTGCCGCCGCTGAGCTGCAGGTAGCGCGCGTCGGCGAGCGCCTGAGAAAACGGCGTCTGCCAGTTGGTGGCGAAGTCCGTCGCGCTGGTTTTGGTCAGCACCTGGCCGGTCGCGCCACCGGTGGCAACACCCGGACCCGTGGCACCGGTCGCGCCGGCGTTGCCCTGTGGTCCCTGCGCACCAGTGGAGCCAGTTGGCCCCTGGATACCCTGCGCGCCCTGCGGGCCGGCCGGGCCCTGTGGACCCGTGTCGCCCTTGGCGGCGATCTGCTGCCAGGGTGCCGCCGGTGGCTGGACGCCGATGGCCGGATCGCCCGCGGCGTAGTAGCTGGACCCCTGCAGCGACACCGCGTCGTTGCTGGCGTAGTCGGTCGAGGACGTCCACTCGCCTTTCCAGGCCGGCGCGCCACCGGGCGGGCCCTGCACGCCCGGATCGCCCTGTGGACCCTGGGGTCCGGTCGCACCGGTGTCACCCTGCGGTCCCGGTGGTCCGGGCACCGTCGAGTCGGCACCGGGTGGTCCTTGTGGACCCGGTGGGCCGATCCAGGCCGGCGGATAGTCCGGCTGCAAGGCGGGCGGGGGTGGCGGCACGCCCGGCGGGACCAGTGGCGGCGCGACCGGGCCGCCCACCGGCTGCAGTGGCGGCGCCTGCACCGGTGCAATCGGGTTGAGGACCGGCGTCTCGGTCACGGCTCCTCGAGCGGCACCGTCGCAGTGATCTGCGTCTTGTTGCCCGCCTGCGCCACGATGATCTCGAGCACGTCGCCGAGATGCACCGCGCTGTGGTTGATGCGGCCACCCACAAAGCGGCCTGACGCCGCGCCGCTCAACGTCGGGCGACTGGCAGGATTGGTCCACACGCTCACGCCGTTGTTGAGCACGTCCAGGACCGTGGTCGTGCCGCCGCCCTGCGCCGCGGCGACGACCTCCCTGATCACCGCTGGACGTCCGGCGATCATCATGTCCAGCACCTGACCGTTGGTGTTGCCAGTGGCCAGGTAGCCGTGCAGGAAGCCCTGGACGGAGGAGGTTTTAGACGACGCCTGGACCGACATCGTGGATCATGCGTCCCTTCTTCTTGATGACAATCGACGGACGATCGCTGGCACCCGCGGCGACGGCCCTGTCGCGCGCCAGCACCGCGTCCTCGATGGCACGGTAGGCCTGGGCGTACTCCGCCTCGGAGATATCGCCCAGGGCCCGCATAGCGTCGATTTTGGGCATGTTCAAAAACTGCTCGCCCTCGATCACGTGCGGACTCTGACCAAACTCGGCCTCGAGCGGGTCCAGGCAGTAGCCGTCCCTGGCGACGCGCTTGATGGAGTCCAGCAGCAGCAACGAGTAGACCTGGCGTACCTGGTCCTCGTCCTGGCAGTAGCGGCGCGCCCCGGAGATGAGCTCGATTCGGAAAAAACCGGGCCCGAAGACGCAGCCAGGACGGTGATTCATGCCAGGGTGGTAAACGTGCTGTTGGCGCTCACGATGCTGTAGCCGGAACCGTTGGATGACGCGCGGTAGTTGTAGAGCTGCGAGTGCAGCAGGCCCGTGATGGCGACCGAATGGGTGAGTGTCATCGTTGGATCGTTGTAGTGCTGGCCGTAGCTCGTGGTCACGCCCAGGTCAATGTTTGAGTCCGAGAGCACGCTGGTCGTCCAGGTGATGGTCACCGTGCCCGAGCCTGGCGTCGAGGACAGCACCGTCAGGCCAGGCGCGGGCATCTGCTCGAGCGGACGCGTGCCCAAGCCCTGGGCGCCATTGACCGCGTCGGTGGGCCAGTTGCCAGGCTTGCCGCCGGTCTCGTTACCGCGCCAGTCAACCGGGGTATGGGTCCACAACCCGCCCGCGTTGCCCGTTTGTGTGACGACGGCCATGGTTGACCTACTCCGTGGTATCCGTGGTAGCCGTGGTTTCGGCGGCTGCCACGGGTGGAGTCTCGGTACCCGAAGCCGGCGGCAGGTTGGTGCCTGGGCTAACCAGGTCGCGATACGTCTCCGAGTCGCTGATGGTCAGCTCGCCGGTGACGGTGTAGCCCAGCCCCAGGTACTGCTCCACGTTGGCCGCGGTGGTCACGAACGTGTCGCCTACCGGCGTCTGGTAGGTGAAGTGCAGGTCACCCGGCGGGGTGGCCTGCGGCGCAACGTACGGGGTGGTCTGCGCCGCGTCGAGCCATACACTCATGGGCGTCTCCTTGCTTCGCGCAGCGGGTCGTAGCCGCGGCCGCGCGTCAGTTTGGACTCGAGTTCGTCGCCGCTGCCGACGCTGTCATCCGGCGCCGGCGGCGCGTCGCGCGGATCAAGCTTGACCGCGGGCAAACGCATCTTCAGACCGGTCGCCTGCTTGGCGTCCTCGAAGATCTCTCCCAATTCGGCCGTGGTGCGTTCGCTCAGCGGGTTGTCCTGGTCCTCGTCGAGCACGTACTGCGGCACGCGCTGCGCGATGCGGCGGATCTGGGTGATCAGCCCGGCGCGTTTTTTCTGCTCGAGCACGATGCCGGGTCTGACGTCCCTGACCCACTCCCTGGCCTCGTCCGGACGCAAATAGACGAAGCCGAGGTCCTCGTACATAGTGCGGTTGTAGGGATCCGACTGGAGCTGCACGATGTCGCCGTCCGGCCGGCGATACCAGGCCAGTGGAAAGTTGTAGCTGAGTCCGCTGGTCGCCACGCCGGAGCTCGGCGCGGCGCGCTGCTCGAGGCGCTCGAGGAGATCGGTCACCTACCCTATCCCTTTGGCCCATACACCAAAAGATGGACGCATCATCTGGTGGCCGAAGATCACTTCGCTGGCCAGTTTCCAGGTGAAGAAATCGATGTCGTAGAACAGGTGCAGTTTGGGCGAGCGCTGAATGATGAGCGCGAGCGCCTCGCGCTGGAACACGAAGTTGTTGGCCTGGCCGCCGGCGGGTTTGACCAGGTTGGTGGTGACCATGATGTTCAGCCCGTACATGTCGCCCAGGCTGCCGCTGACCGCCGGCTTCGGGTTGCCGATGTACAGCGCGTTGCTCCAGCGGTCCAGCACGATCTTGGACGCCTTTTCCGCCGGCGACATGATCAGGAAGCGGTCATCGGCGGGCGCGTCGGCGTCGTCCAGGTACTGGTTGGCGCGCACCACGTCGACGTCG